AGGATCACCTAAAAAAGGAGGAGGGTATAAAGAATGTGGAAGAAAATCTGCAAGTGGATCAAAAAGAAAGTACCCCAAATGCGTGCCTGCTGCAAAAGCAAGCCGAATGACAGACTCGCAAAAGCGTTCTGCTGTTGCAAGAAAGAGAGCAGCCGGTAATCCTGGAGGTAAACCAACTAATGTGAAGACATTTACTAAGCGATACTACGGTGGTATGATAGACGTATAAAATTTTAAGGAGAATTATGAAGAATTTAAAACCAGTCCCAGCGGACAAAAAGAAATCACTAGGTAAACTACCTACAGATGTTAGAAATAAAATGGGTTATGCTAAAAAAGGCAAAATGGTAAAAGATGAAAAGCCTAAAGAGAAACCTAAAAAACCAGGACAAATTTTTATAGAATTAAAAACACCAATGAAAGCTAGATATGGCACCATGGCAAAAGGTGATGTTAAAGAGGGTTTAAAAAAATCAAATGAATTTAAATCTAAATTAATGAAATTTAAAACTAATGCTGTCAAAAAATTATCTGGTGCAGCAATATCTGAAAAAGAATCTAATCAAATAATGAAAATGATACCCTCTATTAAAGATTCACCAGACACAAGAGAAGCTAAAATGAAAGCTGTTAAAATGAAACTTTCTAAATTAAAAACTGGTGGTGAAATGAAAGGCTACGGTGCAGCTAGAACTTCAGGTATGGGTTTACAAGATGAAAATTTAATCCCTGGTAAATCTATGGATTATATTAAAGATTTGATTTAATGAATTATGGCAACGTCAGGAACTACAGCATTCGATCTTCAGATCGATGATATAATTGAAGAGGCATACGAACGATGTGGTATGCGAACTAATAGTGGTAATGACATTAGAAGTGCAAGACGAAGTTTAAATCTATTATTTGCTGAATGGGGAAACAGAGGTATTCACCTTTGGAAAGTTCAACTTAATGAACAAGCATTAACTTCTGGAACTGCAACATATACTGTACCTACAGATGTTAATGATGTATTAGAAGCATATATATCCACAACTGCAGCTGCAGGAGATAACTCATCTACAAATGATATATCACTTACAAAGATTGATAGATCAGCGTATGCAGCTTTACCTAATAAATTAGCAACTGGACAACCCTCACAATATTATGTGAATAGACAAACGACCCCTACAATTAGTTTGTACTTAGCGCCAGATGCAACAACTTATACAACTTTAAAATATTACACAATTAATAGACTAGAAGATGCAGGTGCATTTACTAATACTGCAGATATTGCTTATAGATTTTTACCATGCATGTGTGCAGGATTGGCATATTACTTATCTCAAAAGAAAGCACCAGATAGAATACAAGTTTTAAAACAATTATATGAGGATGAGTTATTAAGAGCATTGAACGAAGATGGTTCTAGAACTTCTGTTTACATTTCACCACAAACTTATTTTGGAGATGGTGTCTAATGTCTTACGCAAGAGGTAAAAAATCACAAGCTATATCTGATAGATCTGGACAAGCTTTTCCATACACAGAAATGGTAAAAGAATGGAATGGTTCTTTAGTGCATATATCTGAGTATGAACCAAAACATCCGCAATTGGATCCACCATATCATAAGGCAGATGCAATAGCTTTAAGAAATACAAGATCACAAAAATTTCAACAACCTACTTTAATAGCAGGTTTATTTGCAGATTCTGGTGGGATTTCAGTTGGTGTTGCAGACTTAACATTACCTGGCGATTTTGCTTTTTCAAATCAAGGGACTTCAGAAATGATCCCTGCAGATCCATCATTACAAAATAGAAGAAGACAGTTATCAATACAAGTTAAATCAGTAACAGTTACTGCTATTGAAAATATAGAAGTAGATGTTTCAGGAAACCAATTGACAAATTCAACAGGAACAGTGAGTATTACATAATGGCTATAACATATTCAGAATTTTTAACACAAGTAAGAAACTACACTGAGGTTAGTAACACAGTTTTAACTGATCAAATTATTCAAGATTTTATTAGATCTGTAGAATTAGACATAGCCGGTAAAGTTGATTATGATGACCTTAGAAAATATTCAACATCTACGTTTACGTCAGGAAACAGGTACGTAAGTTTACCTGCTGATTTAACTATTATGAGATCAGTTCAAGTAATTAATGGAAGTGATAGAAGTTTTTTAGAAAAAAGAGACACAAGTTTTATATCTGAATATAATAATGGTGGTGCAACTGGTTTACCTAAATATTGGGCTAACTGGGACGATTTTAACATTCTTGTAGCTCCGATACCTGACTCTGCATACACTGTACAAATTAATTACATCACAGATCCACCAGAATTTACATCAACTAACAATACATTTCTATCTACATACCAAGAATCAATGTTACTACACGGTGTATTAACTGAAGCTTTTTCTTATTTAAAAGGTCCCTTGGATATGTACAACTTATACAAAAGCAAGTATAATGAAGAAGTACAGAATTTTGCCCTTCAACAAATGGGGAGAAGGAGACGTGCAGAATTTGATGATGGTGTTCCTAGAGTTAAAGTAGATTCACCGTCACCATAAAAATTAATAAAGGAGAATAATTATGGCTATTACAACAAATGCAATTTGCAATTCATTTAAAAAACAATTAATGGGTGGTGAGCATGATTTTGATAGTGGTGGAGATACATTTAATTTAGCAATGTATGTTTCTACTGCTACATTAGGTGCATCAACTACTAACTATGCAACATCTGGCGAAGTAAGTTCACCAGCAGGTTATTCTGCAGGTGGTAAAGCTTTAGTAAACTCAGGTGTTAAAGTATCGTCTGGAGTGGCTATTACTAGCTTCTCTAACTTATCTTTTACTGGTGTTACATTAACAGCTAGAGGTGCTTTGATTTACAATACAACAACTGACGGTGGAACAAACACTACTGAAGCAGTTGCTGTGTTAGATTTCGGTGGAGACAAGACTGCAACATCTGGAACATTTACAATCCAGTTCCCTGCATTCACAACTTCAGCTGCAATCTTAAGAATTGCGTAATTAAGGAACTAAAATGATATGGCTACTTGGGGACAACAAACATGGGGACTTGGAACCTGGGGGTTACTAGGTGACCAAACTGTTTCCCTAAGTGGTTTAAGCGCTTCCACTTCTATAGGAAGCACAACTGCTGACGCAGAAGTTAATGCAGGTTGGGGTAGAGCTGAATGGGGCTCTATGGTATGGGGTGACGCGTATTCTGTACAAACAGGATCCGTTTCTGCAACCATGTCTATTGGTGCAGTATCTACTCAAGCAGGTTCAGATCAAAATGTAACTGGATTAGAATTAACATCCACTCCTGGTCAAATTACAATGACTGGAGATGCTAATGTAGATGTAACCGGAATACAAGCAACACTATCAGTAGGAGAAGTACAGGGACTATCCGTTGTTGGTAGTGAAATGACTATTTCTATTCGACCTGTAGATGTTGAGGCAGGCGGTAGTGTAGTAGTAAACCCTATTGAAGATAACCTAGACTCCTTTATTGGTTCTGTTACTTTAGATATCGGAGTTACAGTAGAACCTACTGGAACTGAACTTACTTCTTCTATTGGTAATGAAACAGTTTCTATTGATGTAAATGTAGATATTACAGGACAAGAGCTTACAAGTACTACTGGAGATGAAACAGTAACAGCTGACGGAAATGTCAGTGTAACGGGTATTCAATTAACAATCTCTGTAGGAGAAGAAACAATTACTGCAGATGCAAATCTAACAGTAACAGGTATCGAATTAACAAGCTCTGTAGGAGAGGTAGAACAAAACACTATTTATGATGTAACAGGCATAGAAGCGACCTTATTCTTAGGTGAAGAAGGTGTTGTCGCTAACGCAAACGTGAGTGTTACAGGCATAGAATTGACTAATTCAATAGGAAGTATTAATATCACTTCATGGAATGAGATCGACCCAGGTGTAAACAATACATGGTCAGAGGTTGATTTAGCTGCATGATTAAGGTAAAATTATAATTATTTAGGAGAAAAAATTTATGGCATCTAGTTACTCAACAGATCTAAAACTTGAACTAATGGTCACTGGCGAAAACGCTGGTACATGGGGTGATAAAACAAACACAAACTTAAACTTAGTACAACAAGCAATTGCAGGTTATGAAGCAGTAGCACTTTCTGATGGTGGAACTGTAGCTCTTGCAATGTCTGATGCCACATTATCAAATGCAAGAAATATGATTTTAAAGTTCACTGGAACTTTAACAAGTGCATCAACTGTAACTATTCCAGATTCAATTGAAAAATTTTATATTATTGATTTATCTGCTGTAACAGGTGTAACAAACCTAACAATTAAAACTGTAAGTGGAACAGGTTTCACTGCAGGTGAAGCTGCAATCGTTGCTGCTTATTCTGATGGAACTAATTTAAATGAAATATCATTAAACACTTTGGGTGGAACAATTGCTACAGCTAAAATTGATGATGCTGCAATTTCAACTGGAAAACTTTCTGACAATGCAGTGACTACTGCCAAGATTTCAAATTCAAATGTAACTACATCGAAAATTGCGGACAACGCAATTACAAGTTCAAAAATTAGTGCATTACAAATTACTCAAGCTAAAATTGCAAACGATGCTGTTGGTCCTAACCAACTTGCAGACACTGGAGTTACTGCAGGTTCGTATGTAACTGCAACTATTACGGTAGATGCACAAGGAAGAATTACTGCTGCTGAAGCTGGATCTTCAGGCGGAGATATTTTTGCTACTAGATCTTTAGAAGTAAATGGACCTTCTTCAGGTACTTTTACAGCAAGTCCAGGAACAACTAATCTTGCTATGTACATCGTTGGAGGTGGTGGCGGAGGAGCTGGATCTTCTGATGGTTTTTCTGGAAGAGGCGGTGGAGGAGCTGGATTTGGTTTTTATAATGTACCAGTATCTGCACCATATTCACAACCATATTCAGTAGCTGCTGGAGGAAACGGTGGAGCACAAAATAACGGTTCTGTTGGAGGCTCTGGAGGAAGTTCAAGTATTCAAAGTTACCAAGCAAATGGTGGTAACGGAGGAAACAGACAAAGTACAGTAGGGAGTAGGGGTAACGTAAGTAATTCAACTATGGACTTTACACCTTTTAGTTCACCGGGATCTAGAGGACCTGATTCTTACAATACAACTAACATACCTATTTTAGCTTGGAGTGCAGGACCTAATGAAAACAATCTTGCGAATTATTCATCTATTAATCCATCATTAAGTGATTTATGGAATACCACAGTTACTTATATAATTAACAACAATGGTCTTGGTGGACCGGGAAGAGGCTCAAGTACAGGCCGACCAGGTAAACCAGGTAAGATTGCAATTTTTGAGAGTTAATCATGGCATATTTTTATTTTGTAGATAAACAACTTTTTAGAATGGCTGCAGATGATGCAGAGAAAACTAAAATTACATCTTTCATTCAAAACATGAATGCTGTTGAAAAAAATGTAACAGATGCACAATTTTTAAAAGCAGAAGAAGAAACACATGTATATACTTTAGATGACAGTAATGATTTAGTGGAAACTGCAGCTACTACAGGAACAACAGCAGATGACCAAGCTGAAGCTGTGCCTCCAAGATTAGATATTTTAGTTGACGAAACTGGTTTTAGAGAAGCAGTAAATTGTTATATAGAAAGAATAGACCAATATTTAGCAAACAATGAAGATTCTACATGGTCTAATTTTAGAAGTGCTTTAAATTCTTTTACAATACCTACAAGTGGATATCCTAAATCAGGATCTTTAGTAAAATTACTTAGAGATGCTGGAATGACTGCATATCATATTTTACGTTTACCATAAAATAGTATATAAGATAAGCCATGTCTATAAAAAACTACATTAAGGTAGTAGATGGTGTCTTGCCTATAAATACAATTTCGCAATTAATAAAGTATTCTAGTCAATTAAATTTTGATCAAGCCTTAACAATCGGTAATAAAGATAAAGAAAAAGTCAAGTCAGTTAGAAATACAAAAAGTTATCATTTAAATAAGTATTTTCAAACGATGTCGGACTCTCATTGGTTTAATTTAATAGAAAGTGTATTTAGAAAAGAATTTGTAAAATATAGAGAAGTTTTTAGAGAAGCTAATTTTAAATCAGTAATTGATATTGCTGTTTTAAAGTATGAAGAAGGTGGTTTTTATCAATATCATATCGACCATCATGCAACAGTACCAAGAACAATGAGTGCAATACTTACATTAAATAATGATTATGAAGGTGGAGAGTTGTCTTTTTTTGATGAACTTACAAAAGAAGAAACTATTATACATCCAAAACCAGGACGTTTGATTATTTGGCCAAGTAATTTTATATTTCCACATAAAGTAAATTCAGTAAAAAAGGGAACGAGATATTCGGTAGTTATATGGGCACTTTAAAAAAAGATTTTAAATTTAAAATAATTAAAAATTTTCTTACTGAAGAAGAAAGAAAATTATTGAAGAACTATACTAAGATGTTTCATATGAACAATGTTGAAGATTTTGATTTTAAACAAAATACAAATGGAGATACTTGTAAATATTCTGATTATTTAATGGAATCGTTAATGATAACTAAATTGAAAAAAGTAGAACAAGAATCAAATCTAGAACTTATACCTACTTACTCTTTTTGGAGATGTTATACAAAACTAGCAGATTTAAAAAAACATAAAGATAGACCTTCTTGTGAAGTAAGTGTCACTTGTCAGATAGATAGTGACGGTACTGATTGGCCTATTTATATTGATAATAAACCAATGTATTTAAAAAATGGAGATGCTGCATTATACTGGGGTACTGATGTAGAGCATTGGAGAAACGAATTTGTGGGAGATTATCATATTCAAACATTTTTACATTATGTAGATAAAAATGGTCCTCACAAAGACTATGCTAAAGATAAACGAATAATATATGGAGTACCAAAATGAAAATAATACAACAACCTGATGGTAGCGCAGACTTTGTTTTTAATGATGAAGAAATTAAAACAATGCAAAAAACTAAAAGACTTCATTTACATGGGTCAGCATTTAAACACGTAGTTAATACTATGGTTCATGTAATGATGAATTTTACAGCTAATATGGATGAAGCTTCTAAAAAATTAGAAACAAAAGGTAATGTTGAAGTAAAGACTAGATAAAGGTATAATACGATATGCCTTTAACTAAAGTACAAATAGCCCCAGGTTTTAATAAACAAGTTACCCCAACAGGAGCTGAAGGACAGTGGACTGATGGTGATTTTGTTAGATTCAGATATGGTTTACCAGAAAAAATTGGTGGATGGAGTCAAATTACAAATAAAAATTTAGTAGGTTCTGTAAGAGAACAAGTAGTTTGGGCTGACTTAGATGGAAGAAAATACGCAGCATTAGGTACTAGTAAAGGTTTATTCATTTATTACGAAGGTGCTTTTTATGATATTACACCTTTAGATACAGCAATTACAGGAATTACTTTTGATACCACAGATACATCATCAACAGTAACAGTTAATAAAATTTCACACGGATTAGCTAAAGGTGATTTATTTACATTTACTTCAGTCACTCCTCCGACAGGCGCCGGATATGTAGCAGCAGATTTTGAAACTAATACTTTTGAAGTAATTACCTCAGCAGTTGATTCTTTTACAATTACTATGGCTAGTGCTGCCACAACCACTGTTTCTGCAAGTGGAGCAGCTACTATAAACCCATACGTTAGTGTGGGTCCTTTAAATCAAAGCTCTGGATATGGTTGGGGCACATCTTCCTTTGGTGGTGCTAGTGGTGTTGTTAGCACTCTTAACGGTGCATTACTAGACGACAACAACGGCACTGGAGGATCTGGGACTTCTATTACACTTTCTGGAGTCACAGGGTTTCCAACTTCAGGGACAATTAAAGTTGGATCTGAGTTTATTTCTTATACGGGTATATCATCAAATGATCTTACAGGAATTACAAGAGATGTAGCGGGAACAAGATCTGCTCACGCGGATGGATCCTCCGCAGAAGTTTTCACTGCTTGGGGAAGTGCGTCTATAACAAGTTCTGTTATACTAGACCCCGCTTCATGGTCATTAGATCATTTTGGCCAAAAACTTATTGCAACTATAAAAAACGGCAAAACTTTTTTTTGGGATCCAATTGCTGCCTCTACCAACGCTTTAAGTATAAGAGCTCAAGTGGTATCTGGATCTCCTACAGCATCTGTTATGTCCATTGTTTCAGAAAGAGACAGACATTTAATTATGTTAGGAACTGAAACATCAATAGGTAATAACGGTACACAAGACAAAATGTTTATAAGATTTTCAGATCAAGAATCTATTGGGGATTATTCACCTACATCCGTTAACACAGCGGGGACTTTCAGATTAGATTCTGGTGTAAAAATTATAGGCGCAGCGAAAGCAAAAGACTATATTTTAATACTTACTGATACTTCCGCATATGTAATGCAATTTGTTGGACCACCTTTTACATTTTCAATAAGACAAGTAGGGAGTAATTGTGGTTTAATTGGACAACACGCATTAAAATATGTTAATGGAGCAGTATGGTGGATGGGTCAAGCAGGAGGTTTTTTTGTTTATGACGGTACTGTAAAATCATTACCTTGTTTAGTAGAAGATTTTGTGTTTACAAGTAAAGGCAGTAATTTAGGAATAGACTATAGTTCGGGAGAACAGATTTACGCTGGTCTTAATCATTTATATGAAGAGGTTAGTTGGTTTTATCCTAAAGAAGGTTCAACAAACATAGATAGAGTTGTGACTTATAATTACACAGAAAATGTTTGGACAACTGGATCTTTAGACAGAACCAGTTGGCATGATTCCACGTTATATGACCATCCTTATGCCACACAATTTAATAGTTCAACAACACCTAATTTTCCAGTAATACAGGGGGTTACTAACACGAATGGTGCAAGCATTTATTATGCTCATGAAGTTGGTAATGATGAAGTGGATTCTAATGGAGCTAAAACTGCTATTTCAGCCTTTATACAATCTGGTGATTTTGATATAGGTGATGGGGAAGTATTTATGAGTATGAAAAGATTTATTCCTGATTTTAAATTATTAACAGGAGATGCGGAAGTTACTATAAACCTTAGAAATTATTCTACAGATAGTTCATCTTCTTCTCCTTTAGGTCCTTTTACAATAACCAACTCTACTGATAAAGTAGACACACGTGCTAGAGGAAGAGCTGCTAGTTTAAAAATAGCTAATACATCTACTAATCAAAATTGGAGATATGGAACTTTTAGAGCAGATATAAAACCAGACGGCATGCGGGGATAGTGAATATTAATAAAACTAATATTACTTGTAATATTACTGAGACTTTTTTAATACCTAATCAGTTAATATTAAATCAAATAAATAAATTATCTTTTAAAAAAGAAGAGATGTATTCAAGTTTCTTTTTTGAAGAAGACTCTCTTAAAAAAATATTTATTGATTCTTATAAGGATTGGGTAATTAAATTTTTTAAAAAAGAATTAAATAGAGATTTTAATAAAATAGGTCTTATGAATATTTGGTGTCAAAAATATAATAATAATTCTAGGCATCCTTTGCATGTACATCATGAAAACAATACATATCTTTCTTTTATTTGGTATATAAATTGTACAGATAAATCTTCAAGCACTATGTTTTATAACCCAGGATATCCCCATTGTAATTACTTTGAAAAAGCTGTAAAACCAGAGAAAAATAAAATAGTTTTTTTTGATGCTTTTATACCTCATGAGGTATTACAAAACGAAGATGAAGAACGCTGTGTTCTTAGTGGAAATTTTAAATTAATAAATGAAAGAATTTGATTTATATAAAAGCTCATTAATAGGGGGTTGGTTTATTGATGAAAAAGTTTGTGACCTACTTCTAGATTTTAAAAATAAAAATTTAGATAAGTTTGAAGATGGTAAATTAATAGGTGGGTATGATCCTAACGTTAAAAAATCGAAAGATTTTTACGTAGGCATAAACGATTTTATATATCCATTTGATTTATATAGAGAAGAATTAAATAAATGTATTCATATGTATAGAAAAAAATATGAATTTGTTGATGGTAATAATTATTTTGGTATATGTGAAAATTATAATTTTCAATATTATAAACCTGGAGAAGGTTTTAAAAATATACATTTTGAAAATACCTTTAGAAAAAATGACTTTACACGTATATTAGTTTTTATGACTTATTTAAATGATGTAGAAGATGGAGGAACACATTTTCCTTATCAAGATTTAATAACACCTTGTAAAAAAGGTCTAACACTTGTATGGCCTGCAGGTTTTACTCATCCCCATAAGGGACAGATAAGTAATACTAAAGAAAAATTTATTATTACGGGATGGTTAAATGGAATAGAATTAGTAAAAGATGTACAGCGAATATATTTACGATAATAAAATAAGCCCTTTAGGTATAACTAATAATATTTGGATTTGGCAAGGTTTAGATAAAGCAATTAATTATAATTCTTTAAATAAATTTCTTTTAGAATTTGAAAAAGAATTATTAAAAAAAACAGAACTTGATGATGGAGGAACTGGAGTAGGAGGAACTACTGCAAGATATAAACATTTTAATTTACTTAATTTACAACACAGTGAGATTACAAAATTAGAACAATTTATAATCTATAATATAAAGTCTTTTTTAAACTATAAAAAGATTAACTATAATAGTTTGTATATTCAGTGTTGGTATAATGTATTAAGTAAAGACAAACAAATAGCTATTCATCAACACAGGAACATAGATGATTGCCATTTATCATTTATTTCAGGTCATTTATCAACTACAGAAAATAATACTAAAACATATTACACTTCTTTAAATAAAAAAAATGCAATAGGTCTTGATAATGAAATAGGAAAACTAATCTTGTTTCCTTCTTATATTCCACATTACACTGATAAAAACATCAGTGATCGCAAAAGAATTTCAATAGCATTTGATGTTTATCCTGGTATTGAATTTATTGATCCAACATATATAAACAGTGGTATTATTAAAAAATTAATGTTAGAATAATTCATGGCTAAGATAGACATACAAATACCTGAACCAAGCCCGGTATATACTGAAGAAAACCAAAGACAGGTCTCTCAGTCTTTACAAACAATGAAAGATAAATTAAACACATCTTATCAACAAGAATTAAAAAATGAACAAGATACTTTTAACTGGTTTATATCATGACAATACAATATAAAAATCAAGGTTTTGAATTAACTACGACTAATATAACAACTGTGTTAACTATTGATGATTCATCTAGAGCAATTGTTAAAGGTTTTAATATTACCAATGAACATAACAACAATGTATTAGTTGAAGCTTGGTTATCTGATTCTTCTGAAAGTTCTGATTATGAATTTTTTCATAAAGAAATCGCATCTGATACTACTGAATTTAATATTGCAGGACAATCTTTAATATTAGAGGAAGGTGATTCTATTAAAGTTCAATGTGAAACTGCTAATACCATTAATGGTGTAATATCATATGCGCTGATAAATAGGTCTCAAGAAAATGGCTAAACAAAAGTTTACACATTTCATACCAAGATCGAAACCAAAAAAAAGACATAGAGTTCATAAAAAAAGACTTAACAAAAATGAAAAAAGATGTTATAAAAAATATAATAGACAAGGAAGAACACAATGAGTGATTTAATTAAAATACCCGCAGAAGCTAAAGAAATTATTAAGCATAAAAGAACTGGTAAAGTTTATGCTAGTAAAGATCAATTTCAAGCTGATGTATCAGATCCTAATACAGATACCACTCAAGATGATTTTAGACAAGATCTAGAAATTAGAGTGACAAAAGTTTCAATGGGTGTTAAAACTAAAAAATAATGAAGCCTAGAGGTGCAACTGAAATACAAATGGAAATGCTTGAAAAGCATGTTCCAAAAGAAATACTAGATCAAGTACAGATATGTACTTCTATTCCTGGCAAAGTTCCAATCGATCCAAACAAAGTAAATATTCTTTGGCAAAAGAATTCATATGATCAACCAAACCTACAAGAGTTTTTTGGAAATAAAGCAAGACATAAAGAATATGATTGGTATGTATTTAACAGTCATTGGAACTATGAGAAATTTAGATATTTTTTTGATATACCAACAGAAAGATCGGTCGTAATTAAAAATGGTATTGATTCTTTTCCACAAAGAAACATTTATAAAAAAGGTGATCCCATAAAATTAATACACCACTGTACTCCTTGGAGAGGATTAAATGTTTTGTTAAGAGCAATGCAAGAAATCAATAATCCTAATATTACTCTAGATGTCTATTCATCTACACAAGTTTATGGCGATGAATTTAAAAAAGTAAATGATGATCAATTTAAACCATTATATGAACAAGCAAGACAATTACCTAATGTAAATTACATAGGTTATAAAACTAATGAATATATAAAAGAAAATATGAACAAATATGATATGTTTGTTTATCCAAGTATCTTTGAAGAAACATTTTGTGTGTCTGCATTAGAGGCTTTAGCTGCGGGTGTACATGTCATAACTAATAATTACGGTGCATTATATGAAACTTGTGCCGAGTGGCCTGTATATGTAAATTATAATAATAACTTTGAACAAATGGCAAATGATACTGCAAATGCTATTAAGGTTGCAGCTAATTATTTACACCAACCTTTTATACAAGATCATTTAGAAGAACAACAAAAGTTCTATAAGAGATTTTATAATTGGAATAAAAAAGGAATGGAATGGGAAAGTTTTTTAAGAGGAGCTATAGATGAGCGAAAATAAAAAGTTTATAAATGAAGATACTTATCAAACATTATACAATGTGAATGTAAAACCTATGCCCCAAGTTGTGGATGGTTCTAAAAAAGTAACTCCAATGTGGAAAACGGATAACGTCTCACGGATCACGGACAATACAAAGGATAGCCCTCCTTATTCTATATTTGTTGCTACACCCGTCCATGATCAATGTTCAATTCACTATGCTCAAGGGTTATTAGAATTTCAAAAAGAATGTATGAAAAGAAACGTAGATGTTGCTTTTCAAATAATAAAATCTTCTCTTGTTACTCAAGGAAGAAACTTATGTGTATCTGGTTTTATTGAGTCTGGTTTAACCCATATGTTGTTTATTGATTCTGATATTTTATTTAATGCAGAGTCTATATTTAAAATGATTGAAAGAGACAGAGATGTTATCTCAATACCTTATCCTTTAAAAACTTTAATGTGGGATAAAGCTTATAGAAAAATGCAAAAAGGTGAGATTAAAAAAGGTGATGATATAAGAAGATGGTTACATACCTATCCTATGAAAGTAGCTGATCCTAATAATGTAAATATAGATAAAGGTGTAATAGAGGTTACTCATAGTCCTACAGGATGTATGCTAATTAAAAGACAAGTATTTGATAAGATGATTAAATCTTATCCTGATAAACAGATAGTACAAAAGACTGTTATTAATGGTGAATATGTAGATAAGCCTCATATGTGGAATTTTTTTGATACTATTCACGACCCAGAAACTAAAACTTATTTAGGTGAAGACTTCTCATTCTGTAAACTATGGAATGAGATCGGTGGTAAATGCCATGCCTTTATTGATGATCCAATTGCTCATATTGGAGAACACCAGTATGAAGGTAGATTTGCTGACGAGTTGATATTACCTAAGTAAAATGGTAATATTGTCTATAATTAGAGAAATAGACTATGGATCCATTTACAATAGCTTTAGCCACATTTGGCGTACAAAAACTTAGAGGTAAATCTACAAGAAGAGCATTAAGAGATGCAGCTCTATTAGGAGGCGGTGCCTACACTGTAGGTGCATTAGCTCCTCAATCATCTATTGGTTCTATGTTTGCAGGTAAAGCACCTTTATCATCATTAGGTTTTGGACAGGCACCAACACCAATGCCAATGCCAAAAGGAGATTTAGGCACCAGTTTTTTAAATAGAGCTAATATGCCAGAAGGCACAGCAATAGGCACTAACCCAAGATTTGAAAGATTAGGAAAAGTAATTGAATCAAGAGGTGGTCCACTTGAAGGATTAAATGTTATTGAAACACCAGAGCCATCAGGAATACAGGCATTAATAGACAAAGCAAAAGAAAATAAATTAGCAACTGCATTTACTGCAGCAAGTGTATTACCACTATTAGCAGGAGAAGAAGAAGCTCCTAAACCACCATTTACAGACGAAGACTATAGAAAAGCGTATGAAGAACAATCTGCAAAATTAGAAGGAGCATTTGTTCCTGCAGGAAATGTTATGCCTTCAAGAGATGAAGTTTATGGCTCTAATATGTTTTACGCAAACAAAGGTGGATTAGCTACAGCTTTACCAAAATTTAATACAGGTGGCGTAAGTTACTTACCATCTAAATCAGATCATGATGAGAACGATGCAAACAATTATGTAAGAGCAACAGGATATGTTGAAGATGGAGCCGGTAACGGTGATAAAGATGAAGACACAATGCTTGCACAATTAGCTGATGGTGAGTTTGTATCAAGAGCAGATGCAGTATTAGGTGCAGGTATCTTATCTGGCGCAGATCCTAAAAGTTTTAAAAGTATGAGAAAAGCAGGAGCTGATTTCTTTTACGATCAACAGAAAAAATTTAAAAGGATTTACGATATAGTCAATGCAAGCAAACAAAATTAAAATAAAAAAACAAGTAGATGTACTTGAGATATTCCCATCAATGGTTGATGAGTATTGGTCATTAGTAGAGTTTATGCTTAGAGAAGGTCTTAAATATGATGGTGACCCAATGAGTATTGATGATCTTAAAAGATTAATTAAAGAAAACAAATTAGGTCTATTCATGATGTTTGGATCTGATGATGGTAATCAATATAAAGTATTTGGTGTATGTGTTGTAAGAATCAACGATCTTCCTAATTTTTCACAATGTGAAGTAATCCTTCTTAAAGGAGAGAAGAGGGAATTGTGGCAAGAACAACTTGCTGATACAATAGAGAGCATTGCAAAAAATGAAGGATGTAAAAGAATTGCAGTGCATGCTAGACCAGGTTGGCAACCCTTCTTAAAAACAAAAGGTTGGGGTGTCAAAAGATATTTATATACAAAGGAGTTGAATTAATGAGTTTTATTTTTGGTGGTGACTCTGGCGGTGGACAAACTGCTTCAGGAACACAAACAAGTATAGCAAGAGAAGCACCAGGAGTCGAGGCTCGAAAGCTATCTCTATATGATCAAGCTGCTAAATTAGCTTCATCGCCAGTATCATTACCTGGTATTCAAGTTGCGCCAATTACAGGAATAGAACAAGCTGCAATTAAACAAGCAGGGCAAACTGGTGTTGGAGCAGGAACTGTATCTCAAGGTGTTGGAGCATTACAAGCAGGAATGCAGGCTCCTAATATTTCTCAATTCTTTAATCCATATCAACAATACGTAACTGGTGAAATTGCAAGAAGAGGACAAATGCAAATGAATCAGTTATCAGCTAACGCTATAGGTGCTGGTGCATTCGGTGGTGCAAGAGAAGGTATTCAAAGAGCAGAACTTCAAAGAGGAATTTTATCTCAAATAGGACAAGCACAAGCGGCAGGTTTCGGTACTGCATTACAAGCAGCTCAACAACAACAAGCTCAACAACTTGCAGGTGGACAAGCACTAGGACAACTAGGGGCACAACAACAAGCAATGAGTCTTGCAGATATTCAGGCACAAATGCAAGCAGGTGCATTGCAAAGAGGTATTGGCCAACAAGCATTGGAAGCTCAAAGACAAACTGCATTACAAAGAGCATACGAGCCATATCAAAGAATTGAATTCTTAAAAGGTATTATGACTAACTTACCTACAACACAAAGTACATTAACAGCAACCACGGCTCCCGGATCAAATCCATTAGCGCAAGCTGCAGGAACTGCCTTAGGTGGTTATGCTGCTTACAACATGATGCAACCGAGGTAGCTATGGATGAAGTATTAACAAGAAAATTATTTAGAGAAAGATATTTTAAATCTTTAAAACCAAAAGTAAAACACTTTCAAGAAGGTGGTTTAAGTTCATTAACTCCTAAAGAAAAAGCTATCTATGCATCAACATTAGCTGCACCTTTATTACAAGCTAAAGGTAAAGGAATTGGTCCTGCATTATCTGCATTAGGAGAAGGTATTGGAAAATTACCTGATACTATTTTATCTATTGAGAAAGCAAAAGGAAAAGAAGGAGATGGTGTTAGAACTTTATCAGACCAAGAAGTAAAGGCTTATAATTTACCTCCAGGAACTATTGCTCAAATGTCAGCTGATGGAAAAATTTCTATAGTATCAAAACCGTCTGCTGAACAAATTAAACAGATACAAGGCGGTAAAAGAGTAAGAAGTATTTTATCTAGAATCCAAGATGACTATTATAAATTAGATAAACCAGTTGGTTTTATGGATCCTAATAGAGTAGCAGCAACTTTAGGTAAAGCAGGGGGTACTCAATACTCAAAAGATTATGCTGCTATGAAGGGAAGAATACAACAAGCAACTTCATTTATTACACAGGCTATTTCTGGTGCAGCAGTATCAGAGCAAGAGGCTAAAAGAATTACAAAACTAATTCCTCAGTTAGGTGACAGTGAAGCAGTTTTTGAAGGTAAAATGAAAGCGCTAGATAGTTATTTTGCAGATGCCATAGCAATTGCAGAAGATAATAATGCTGACTTTGAGACCGCTCTAGAAATAATGGAAACTTCTGGAAAAGGTGCACAAAATTATTTAGATCTCACAGATGAAGTAAGTTTTACAAAACAAGGCGATGTAATAGATGTTAGTGGTAACTAAGGAGTATTATGGCAGAGATTGTAGTTAATGGACAAAAATTTAAAATTAAAGGTAACGAACCTACACCTAAAGAACAATTAGCTATTGATACTTATATTGGAGCTAAACAATTAAAACAAGGTAACAAAGATGGTTTATCTTTTGATGAAGAATTAGAGTTTCAATTAACACCTGATGAAATTTTATCTGATGCACAAAAAGGTAAATACAATAAAGATACAGAAAGTTTTTTAAAAAGCCCAGGCTTCAAAAGGATTGTAGCTGAAGTTGGTTTATCAATTGCCGGTGGTTTAGCCGGTGCAGCTATGGCCCCTTTTTCTGGAGGAAGCTCGTTAGCATTAACCGCAACAATGGCAGCAAGAGTTGCTAGACTTGCAAGACCTTTACTTAATATATCATCTAAGACTGTAGGTAAAATTGGAAGAGCTACAGCAGGTGCAGCAGCAGGGGGTGGTGTTGGTGCAGCTATATCACAAACATTTGACCCAAGAGAAAGTATTGTAAAAGAAGTTGCAAGGGGTGCATTTCAAGGGGGGTTTGGTGAAGTGCTTGGTTATGGTTTAGCAGGAGGATTAGCTAAAGTTTATAATAAAGTTACAACAAAAGGCTTGCACACAATATCAGGTGCCAAAGAAGCATCTAAAGTTATTGAAAGAGATAAAGAATTTTTTAAATATTTAAAAGAATCTGATGAAGGAAAAGAAGTACCTAAAAATGTATTTGAAAAAAATTTTAAAACTAAAAGTGAATTACCCTTAACAGGTGAACAATTAAAAATTTTAAAGGACCCTAAATTAAGAAAAGAAATAATTCAAAACATTAAAGATAAAAGAGGAACTGAGTTTTTTGCAGATATAGAAAAGGCAAATATTACCCCTGGTGTTATGACACAAAACTCTACTATTGATTTAATGGAAGGTATTGCTGCTTCAGCAATTGCTGGATCTGGATCTATTAGATCAGCACAAGAAATGGGTAAACAATCTGTAATGGAAGGTATTGATGCATTTACAGATATAGCACTAAGAGGATTAGATGATGTAGATGATACAGGTTATGCTGTAGGTGTTTTGTTAAATGAATCTGCAAACGCTAATAAACAATTATTTATGGGAACTAAAGCTAGACTTTGGGATGACCTTGGTAATAAAGTAGATCAATTAATTAAAAGAGCAGATGGAACATATGATCCTAATTACGATATCATATTAGGTGGACCAAATGCAGCTAAAAAAATTCAAGCATATGATGCTCGTTTTCAAGAAGTTTTACCTGCAAGTAATGTGGAAGACTACGCATTAAAAACATTAGAAGATTTAAAAAACGCAAAAATAGATGATCCTGATATTACTAAAATGTTAGGGCAAGTTTTAGCTTTAGGTAATAGAACTAATTATAATGCATTAAGAAAACAGTATGGTTTTCTAAAAGCGCAAAAATTTCAAGGAGAAGCTCAATCGGTACAAGCAGAATTATTAAAAAGAATGGAAGCATTATTATCAGATGCTCCTCTTCCTCCTGCTTTAATGAAAGAAGCTAAATCAGTTAAAGAGTTTACTAGAATGGGATCTATATCATTTAATAATAAACTAATGAACAACATACTTACAACTGACAGGGGACAAGAAGCTTTATACAAACAAATTGTAGCTGCTAACAAACCTGACTACACAAAATATTTTATGGATATAATTGATAGAAAAGTCAAATTACCAAACGGTAAGATGTATCCTTTATTTCAAAATGCAGATGCCGTTAAAGAAGGTTTGAGAGGACAGTTTTTAAAAAACTTTTTTAATACATCACAAAAAGAAGTTGGACAATATAATGTATTAGATGCTGCACAAGCAGCTAAATTTTTAAGACAGCATAAACATATATTAGATGACCCTAATTTCCTAACTAAGTCGCAAAAACAAAATTTAAATGATTATGCTAAAGCTTTAAAATTTACTACTGGTAAAGTAACAGCACCAGGAGCTGCAGGAGAAGGAACTGGTAAGATATTTATTCAGTTAAAACAAGCAGGAGCCGTAACACAAATTGGTGGTTTATTACTTGGTGGTGGTGGCTACATCGATCCAGGCTCAGCTGCATTTTTCGTATTAGCGCCTTATGGAGTTGCAAAAGCTTTTTCTAGTCCCACAATAACAAAGATGTTGATTGAAGGTTTAGGTGGTAAAGGTAAAACAATTGATAGCTTTCAAAAATATAATAGATTTATGACTCAATTATCTTCAGGATTAGTTGGCCAAGGTTTTGTTGGTGCTGAAGATGCAAAATCAGTAATGGATGATATTCAATCAAACAAAGATAAATATGAAAAATTTTTTCAAACAGGTGTATTTGATGGTCCTACATTTAGAGATAGTAGACCAGAAGAAGCGCCTGCATTAGAGACAGAGGAAGAGATACGTAGAAAACAACAAGCTCAAAGAAGACCTGATGTACCTTTACCAGAGGTTACACCAACAAATTTACCTATGACTGGAACAGGTGAACAAACAACACAAGACAGAGCTCAACTAGCTCAAGCTTTAAATTTATTTGGATAAGTTATGGGTGAAGAAAATAAAGATGTACTTGCTCACCAAAGAATAGACGACCATGAAAGGCTATGTAGAATAATGCAAGAAGAAACAAATAAAAAAATAGATGCTATACACCATGATGTACATAAACTAGAAAAAATTATGTTAGCATCTACTGGATTTATATTAACTACATTAGTTGGAATAATCATTGCACTTGTATTAAAATTAAATTAAAAGA